GGAGGTGCGTGGCGATCCCGGTCTCACCGCTGAAGCGGTTCTTCAGGATGCGAACGGTGGTGATGTCCTTGGTCTTCTCGTCCTGCTGATTGCGCTCTAGGCCGATGACCATGTCCGAGAGCTGCGCGATGGAGTGCGAGCCCCGGAGCTGCGAGAGCGCCGTCTCGGCCCCCTGCTCATGCCCTCGGTCGCCACTCGGGCGCTTGAGGTGCGAGACCATGATGAGGCAGATGCCGGTCTCTTGAACCAGGGTGCGGAGCTTGGTCATGGCAACGTCGATGGCCTTACGCTCATCGCCGTCGTCCAAGCCCGAGACCACGATGGAGAGGTGATCGAGGACGATGTATTTGCAGCCGCAGCCCTTGGCGAGGTAGCGGATGCGGTTGAGTAGGTTCTCAACCTGGGTGGACCCGAAGTGGTCGTAGAGGTACAGCCGACCGCAGCCGACCGTGGCGTCATACGCTGCCTTGCGGAGTTCCTTCTCGGCGGGGTCCAGCTCGGCCCAAGGGGTCAGGTCGAGGTGGATGGGCTTGTTCATGGAGATACCCATGAGGCCCTTCGCGGTGCGCTTCGTGCTTTCCTCAAGCATGAGCATCCCGACCCGCTCCCCGTTCTGAAGCAGGAAGTGGGCGATCTCCCGCACCACAGCCGACTTGCCGACACCGGAGCCTGCCGTGATGGTCACCAACTCCCCGCAGCGTAGGCCGTGGGTGATGGTGTTGACGCCCTCCCAAGGGTACTCGGCGCTGTCGAGGATTTCGTCGTCCCCGGTCAGCGCGTCCCACATCTCGGCACCATTGATGACGCCGTCCGGTCGATAGACCTTGGCACCCCAAATGGCGTCGATGATGTCCTTGGGACGGCCAGCCTGAAGGGCCTCGTTGGCGTCCTTGTAGTCGGCCATACGGGCGATCTTGCATCGACCCGGAGGGAACAGAGGGGCGCACTTCTCGGTGGCTGCGATGCCCTCCTCGTCGTTGTCGAGGAAGAGGACAATCTCATCGAACCCGAGGAGCCATTCCATGCTCCGCTTGAGGGACTTCTCGGCGCTCTTGGCACCGGAGGGGATCGAGACCACAGGCCACTTGTTGTCCTGTAGCTGCGAGATGGTCATGGCGTCTATCTCACCCTCGGTGATGACGACCATGCGGCCCTTGTCCCGCCACAGGTGCTGCCCGAATAGACCGCCCTGCTTGTAATCCCCTTGCCAGATGAAGTCCTTGTTCGGGAACCGAATGTGTTGCGCGACGACTTCGCTGCCGTCAGGCGTCCGGTACTCCGCGATCTGAACCTTCTGTCCGCTGTAGTCCCCGACGCGGTAGTTGAACTTGCGACAGGTCTCTTCCGTGATCTTGCGCTTGCCGAGTGCAGTGACTGCACCCGACACGAAGTCTGCCATGCGCTTCGTTCTCCTTTGCTTGGTGGGGGCCTCCTCGCCTGCGGGGACATAAGCCTCACAGGCGAAGCAGTATTGGTGGCCGTCCGAGTAGAGCGAGTTCGCGTCAGAGGAACCGCAGCTCTCGCACGGGATATGCTCTAGGAACTCGCTCTCGTCGGACATCAGAACCAGCCGATGAGGGCTCCGAAGGGAGCGGCCACGATGCCGACGAGGCGGATGATGAGCATTGCGGAGACCCCGCCATCCATCATGCCGACCAGCTTGACGAGGTTCATGACGTAGCCGATCACGGCCAGGACGAGGACGGCGACGTAGGCGAGCCCGATGGCTGCGCCGAGGTGAGAGACGCGCTTCACGACAGAAGCTCCGTGAGGTTGTGGGCGATGCGGCGAGCCTTGTGGGCCTCGGCCCGGTCGTCGCCCGCCTCGCGGATGAGGACGGACGCCTGGGCTTCCTTGGCCTCGGCCTGGGTCTCGCGCTCCTTGGTCAGCTCATCGAGTTCCGTGAGGGTCTTCGTGAGGCCAGCGACGATGGAGGCGACAGTCTTCGGGGTGTTGAAAGAGAACATCAGAGGACACCGATGATGATGAGGGAGAGGAGAACGAGGGAGGCGGCAGCGCCAGCGAAGGCGTACTCGGGATAGTCGATCACGACACCGCGAGCCGCTTCTTGGAGATGCGACGGTAACCCTTGGTCGGGTGGAGGAAGACCATGCTGTTGCCTTCCTCGCGGACGAACTTCATCTTGCCGACGAGGGCGTTCCAACGCTTGATGCGGAGGTCGATGAGGTACTGATTGAAGGTCTGCATCACGCGGCCTCCACCTGGGAGAGCGAGTAGCGGGTGTAGAGGCGACCCGTGATCGGGTGCTTCCGGCGCTCGCGGTGGATCACGATGCCCGCCGCCTCGATGTCGCAGATGCGACGGGTCAGGGTGGCCGAGGTGATCCCGTAGTCGGCCATCGCCTCACGCGCCGAGATGGACCCGGCCCGCTCCATGTGAGCGAAGATCGCTCGGGCGAGTGGTGACAAGTTGATGGCAGTCGTCAGTCCGTTCATAGTTTTTCCTTTCCGGTGGATGCTAATGAGCTGGAAAAACAAAAGCCCCCGGCGTGAACCGAGGGCTTGAGTTTAGGTGGAACCTAATACAGGTGCAGTGGCTGCACTTGTTACGAGGGCTTGAGGCCCGCGTATTCCTTGACGGCGTCGAAGCAGGGACAAGCCTTTGCTACGCCGGGGAAGTCACGATGGCCCACGATCTTTGCCGTGGGGTATCGGGAGAGGAGGTGCCGCAGGAGCCGAACGAGGGCTTCCTTCTGTGCGGGGGTGCGGGTGTCCACCGCCTTCTTCACGTCGTTGGCATCGACGCCGCCGACGTAGGTGATCCCGATGGTGGTTGAGTTGTGGCCCGCCACATGAGCGCCCGCTTCCTCTTCCTTCCGGCCCTC